CCCTGTGCTCCAGTTCCATTAAATTCCGATATAAAACTAGTATCTCTTTTTTCTAAAAAGCTTCTATTTCCACTACTATCTAAGCGTTCAACAGATCTTAAAATTAACGCATCTGATGGCATAGAAACTGCACGATTTCCTGCAGTAAAATTAGAATTTGCATATTTTCTAAGATCATCATAATCTACTTTACCGGCTACATCTAATTCAACATTTCTAATAAATTCCTGTATTTGTGAATCAGATAAAACAGTGCTACTGACCTCTGTATAGTTTCTTACTTGTGTTAAAAAATTTGCATGTGTAATAGCCATTATGTAATATTTACCTCTACCTTTCCTATTGTGGATAACAATTCTCTTCTTCTATTTTGTAATGAGGGATCTTCTGGTATCATACTATGTAAAATTGAAGTTACTTGAACACCATCAATGACTCTTGTAATTATAATATCTTGAGTTTTAAATGCAAATTCACCAGGTAAGGTTAAATTAGCTACACCAACCATTGCGCCACCTGAATTAGTAATAGTCACATCACTTGTATTTGTATTAATAAAAGGCTGGATTGGTTGTTGAAATTTTTGGTTTCTTGAATTTTGTAAAGCTATTGCATCAGCAGTATTATGTTTCCTTCTAATCTGTGGGTGTTTTGGTTCAAATTCAGAGATATGTACCAAAGAACCATTCCATTCTTTTACCATTTCTGTATATGGAAAAGCCATTCCTGATCTATCTGATATAGCTTGAGATCTTTTTCCTGTTGCGTATTTAGCCATTATATGCCTGTCGGGTAAAATGATTGTGGTGTAATATATGTAGAAGTTCTTTGACCATCTTCATCTAGGGCTCTTTTTAGTTGATCTTCATATATTAATTTATTTTGTTGGACTAGCTGTGGTGAATTTTTCATAGCAAGATAGTAAGCTAATCCTGACACCATACATGGTAAAAACCTAAAAACCACATCTGCCTCATTTGTATATACACCTGCGTCTTCGATTCTTTTAATTACGTAATATTTTAAAGTTGTGTAAGTATTTAAATCTGGTGCTTGATATAAATAAATTTTTGGAGTTGTCTCTCTTTCAACAAAATATTGAGAAGGTTGTCCCAATGCTAATTTATTTGGTAGAGCAGCATAAGCAGATCTATCTATTTTTGTAAGAGAAACATCTTGTGTATTAGCATTATTTGATGAAGCAGCGGTTGAAGATACAAATGCCTCGAGTACGTCACTGACGTTTGATTGTACGCTATATTCAGCCTGTCCTGAAACCAAAGAATTTTCATGTAAATCTACTTTCCATAAATGAATTCCTCTATTGGCCCATTCAGCAAATAAAAGATTTAAACTTATTCTTGCAGATCTTAAACTATGCCCACTTGTTGTGGTCAATCCACATCTTTCATAAGCTTCTTGAATTATTTCCTCTATTGATAAATCAAAACTAGTCGTTCCTGAAGTCGCCATTTTAATCCTTTTTACGGTTGTACAATTTCTTAGATTGTATCACTTTTTGACTAAATTTTGAAGACCTTAGACTTTTTGCTATATAATTTGGCAAGGACACGTTTTTTTTTCTTTTTTTCATCTCTTGCTCCTCTTAATTTACCTTCTACTTGTTTTTTAATTTGTGATCTTCCAATGGGCATGTTTACTCCTTAAATATATAATATAATACTTTTATGTTTAAATCTACAACCTAATTTGACTATCATTTCTTCCGATTTGTCCTATTGGCTTAATATTCATAGCAATAGAATATCTATCTTGATCTCCAAAATAATAAAATATTCTGTGTTTTAAATAACTAGGAAAAACAATTAAATCGCCCTTTTTTACATTTTGCCTACAATTACTATTAAAAAAGAAATTATCTAAAGGTTCTTTGTTTATATCCCATGGTAAAATTTGTGGTCTTACAAATTCTATTTTAATATCGTCTTCTATTGTTCCTGATGGATAGTAAACAGCACTTAACCAATAGTTAGCATGGGAATGTGTTTCTGAAAAACCTTTAGATTTAACTAAGGTTGACCAACTATTTTGTATTTCAAAATCGGTGTTTATACCCATATCTTTTAAACCATCTTTTATTATATTATTAAATTTTTCTTTTATCAAATCACCGTATGTTAATGTTGGAAAAATATTTTTATTTTTAGATATTAAAGATTTTGTTACGTTTTGTATATTAATATCATCATCACAAAACTCATATTGTAATTTTTTTAAGTCTTTCAAAATTTGCTCATCATTTAATTGAAGATCCTCAAAGTATAAAAACCATTCAGAAAAAGGAATAGTAATCATACAAGATCAACTGCCTTACCTGTAATTGGTTTGTATTTTGTTTTACCTTCTTCTCTGTAAGCTCTCATAAATTGTGCTCTTGGTTGAAATGGTATGTAGCTTGCATGTATCCATCCTGAGTTAGGTTCTCCAGGCGTGTAGTATTCGAGTATTAGCTGATCTGTTTCACAGTTCATCTTTACCCAATCGGCAACCTCTGCATTATCTACACCTATTACTTCGAAATCAACGGCCTCAGCTTTTGAATGTTGGCTAGTCAAACTCGATCCGATGGCTACACACAACTCTGGACTACGGAACCCGCTAGTCACCTTAACTCTGCCAAAATGATCTCGTACAGGCTGTAAAATTTTTTCACAAAGTGTTTTTAATTTATCTATTTGATCTGCATTGGGCTCATTATCGATACCCTTACGTATTGCAGTATCTGATTTGGTTAACTCTTGAAGCGAAAAATTTCGTGTAAGTTTCATTAGTTATACCCTATATTTTTCTTTTATTGCACCAACTAAAATTTTTTTGTTATAACAATTAAGTGATTTGTGTTTTAATCTTGAGTCAAAAATAACAAGCAGACCTTTTTCTGGAGAAATTACATCATTTTCAAAAAAAGTATTTCCAATAGCATCATTCAGATATAGAATAAAACTATATTCTTCTGTCTTAAAATGATCATGTTCTTCTTGGGCTCCATTTTGATAATATTCAATATAGTGTATATGAAAGATATCTTTATAAAAATCATGTCCGTTTAAAATTTGTTTTTTTAAAGAATCATCAAATAAATTGACAATATTTGGAGTTTGAAAACCATTTTTAGTTGCGGTTTCGTGAGAAGTGTCAAAAAATTTATTTTTATTTTTATTAATTATATTTATAATATTATTTACTATTTTATTTTCAATTTTGTTTTTAGATAACATAAATTTATTTATTTTAATATTAACTTTTTAATAGATAAAGATCCATCTATATTTACTTCTAATTCTGCTTCAGATCTCACACATGCATATCTTATATTATGAGATACACCACGTCTAGCTTTACGAGCCCCCTCTAGACATGCTTTTAATCCAGGTTGGATACGTGCCTCTTTTATTTCTCCATTGACCATCATTAATAAAGCAACTACTACTTCAATCATGTCCGCCACCGTTTGCTCTAACTTTGTCTTTTAATTCCTCTAAATCTGCTAAAGCCTTTTCTAATTGTTTTTGAGTAAATTCTATATTAACTTTATTAGTCATGTTTTGTTCTTGTGTTTCAGTTAATTTTTCAACATCTCCAAACAAAGCTTCGATTAACATGAATTGTTCTTGATCTGTCGGTAGTTGCTCACTTTTTTTTAATAGATCTGCTTGAAATAATTCTCTTGATGTCTCTAAAGAAGTGAGTCTTGCTGTAACTTCTGTATACGCAAAAACACCCATGGCAACGGCTACAACGATACCAATCATATTTTTAACTGGCATAGCTACTGAAGTATTTTCAGATATCTTCATTTTTTTTTACTTTTTCAATACAATAAAATTTAGCATACAAATCATATTTATTCACCTCTTCCTCACCTATATTTTCTAAAATCTTTATTGATTCTTTATATCCAGATATTGAGCAATTGTAGAAATTTTTATGTAAAATATCATAATTAATTGGAGGTAAACATGTTCCAGATATTGAGGAACATATTATTAAAGATAAAAAATAATTCATATAATTTTATTGAACGTTTGGTCCACCACAAAAAGCTAAAAATAAAAATCCTAAAATTAATATACCTGTAAAGTAATAATTCATATTAATCCTATTCATAAGTTTTACAATATTATCTACAAATAGAACAAACTTGTCTAGTGCACCAAAAAATTTATATATCCACTTATCTATCATTTAACTTTTTTTTCCATTTCATAGAACATTTTATCGCTGTCTTCTGTAACCATGTTGTTATCTTCTGCGTCCCAATATGTAGTTTGAACTTTGTAATCTGGCCAGCTGTTGTCAGTAGTATAACTGTTAATGTGCCAAAGAAGACGATTATTAGGCTGAGCTGCAAAATTCCCGTTATCAAGAGCCAATACGTGCGCACACTTATGTTCTTGAGGTATTTCAGAATGTTCTGTATCCAAGAT